TCTTACGCCATTGCTTACCTAGTTTCAACAATGCCTTTTGTGTTGCCGGTGCAGGATAGTCTGTGTTACCTACTTTAATTGTAACCTTCTTTGCCATTAGTAAGGACTAATACATAAGTCATTCTTATTCGACACCTCAACTGTTATAGTTGCGCTGAAGCCTGTCAAATGATTGTCAAACCTTACTGTGAATGGCGTACAGCTTATTGGAAGCTCTACTTTGTAGTCGTTATCTACTGTTGTATTTGTATTTGCTAACGATTGTATAAACTTATTTAGAACGTCGTGTAGCATCTGTAACGTGTCTGAATATACTTGCGTCCTGTCACTAAGATCCGGCTCAATCAGTTCTGCTACTAGCAACTCAATATCGTAACTCATTACGCCGTTGTCTATATCTGCACCTAACAATTCAGCGTATAGAAAAGGGTATTGCGTTTGTGCTAGTTTGTTTATATCAACCTCGTCCATACCACCACTTGCGTAGTGTTGTATCATCAAATGCTCATCTGCAATCGTTTGTAGTAGGTTATTTATCTGTGTGTACGTTTTCATCTATATTGGCTTGCGTCAGGTGACTTACCTTGACGGCTTTTATCTTGTTCATAAGCTAAATATGTAAACGCCGATTCTATCTCAATTTCGGTAGCTGCTGTTATTTTTAATGGATCGCCACCGGCAAGCGTATGTATAATAACATACCAACCCCACTTTTCAGCAATTATGTCTTTTCCACCTTCTCCTGAGGCAAAGAGTTGAGCAAATCGTTCGTTAACGTTTCGCCTATAGATAAAAAAAAATTGGTTGCTCCTAACACAATATGCATTTTTAAGTCGTCCCAATAATCCGGAAACACATCACCTGTATATTCTTCTATTTGATAGAAGTCTTTGTGTTCTTGTTTTATTGGTCTATATAGTATGCTAATAATCTCGTTTATGTGTTCAAAAAATCCTGCTGCACAATATGTTTCTAGGTCAGCAAATTCACCAACTGTCAGCTTGGATAGGTTTGGGTGAAAGCCGTAACGCTTTCCTTTGTAGTCAATCTTCTTTACCAACTCTTGGTCGTTTGTGTCAGCGTCAGTTATCTTGTTTACTACTGTGCCTATCTTTTGTAGCTCTTTTAGTGATAGCTTATTCACGACCTTCTCGTCTAGGTTACACAATACACTTATTGTTTCTTTTAGCCACTTTGTTTCGTCTTGTGTCAGATCTATGTTAGCTAACTTTCTGTATTGTGCAACAGATATATCTTCTAATGAATTGGGTACTTTTAATTTCACGATATGTAGTATTTGCCTGAGTATGGTGTTCCTATTCTATTTATACAAACGTAACGTACCGCATCTACGATGTGGTTGTTAGCGTCTTTAGGTTTGCTTAGATTAACGCCGTTCTTGTCTGTTTCCCACCTGTAGTTTCTAAATTCTTTTTGTGCGTTAGTTGAGTCTGCTAGTATATATAATTTGTGGCGTTTCATTATATCAATGCCTAAGCGTATTGAGTCAGGACCTTTCTTTGCCGGCTTAACGTTATGCCCTAACCTGTGTAATTCTTCTATTGATTTTGGCTCAGCTGAGTCGCAAATGATAGGTGTACGATCTAATTGCAGCGCATCTAATTCGTTGCTTATATCTTGATTAGTCATACCTGTTTTGTATAAGTGTTCTCTAATATACAAAGAGTAATCTACACGCCACACAGATACAAGCGCAGTCGGATCGTTTGTAAATCCCCAATCCATTCCGTATGCTACTAGCTTCGCATTCTCAGGTAGGTTATCTGCTACTTGCCATTGTGGGAAGATTGCTGAAACATTTACACCTCGCTCTCCTAATCCGTATATACGCCAATAGTTTTCGTCTGTTTCTTTGAAGCGTTCTATTTCATCTATGACGCTCTGCTCTAAGTACGGATTATCTTTGTATGTCGTTTTAAAGAACTCAACGTCATTACGCTCTAATACGTGATCGTATATCCAATGATACTCGTCAGCCGGATTGTAGTCTATTATAGTCCTTGTCGTTGTTCTAAGTATTAGCTGTCTAAAGTCCTCTAGGCTCAGCTCATTTGCTTCGTTTATGTATAGTATATGTCGCTTACGTCCACGTAGTTTTTGTGGTTGATCTGCGCTAATAAACTCTACAAGATTGCCAAACAGCTTATACGTTGCTGAACTCTTGTTGTGTAGTTCCGGTCTATAATTACCTCCTTTGCTAAGTATCTCGAAGAAGTCACGCATAACAGAAGATCGTAATGCAGGAAACGTCTTACGCACAATTGTAATAATTATACCGGCGTTCTTATTTAAGTAGCATAACTCAATAAGCACCTGACAGATTGAATACGTCTTGCCAGATCTTGTACCTCCTTGATGTACTTGAATTTTAGCTACTGATTGTTTAGCTTGATAATATGTAGTAGGTTGCTTCAATCGTTATCGAACCACGTAAACGGCTTAGCTTCTGTTAGGTCTATTTCCTGACGTTCTACATACCCTCTATTCTTGCCTTTTGTTTTAAGGTAGAAGATTGTTGCAGCTGTACTGCCGTCACCTATCTGTTTGTGCAACTGACTTTCTGCGAAGTCAAGTGCTATGTCCTGTATGCTTTCGACCTGTTGCTTAAAGTCCTCGTCTGTTTTAAGCCATTCATAATAAGTAGTCCTACCTACGTTTGCTGTCTTACACGCAGTCGTAACTACGCCAAGTGATTTTTCAAGAGCATCAAGTAATGCCTTTTTATGGTGTTCGGTTTTGTTCATTTATCAAATCCATTATGTAACTCAAATTAGCTTCTCTCTCAACGTCATTGTTGTTCGATAGTATTTTGGTATTGTTGTTTTCTTTTATGTTCTTAATCTTTGTCTTTTTAGCTTTTAAGAACTTGTCAGTCTGATTGTCTTGACGATCTTTGTGCCTGAGCTTTTTTGTTATGTCGTCTGCTTGTAGTATGATTATGTCACACTTGCGCTCGTTGAATAGACTCTGATTAAATAGTCTGTCACCTTCAAATATAATAGTCGAATTTTCTAGCGCATTAGTAAGGTCTAGAAAAACAGGTTGTACTGCCATTGATAATTTGTCTGTACCACTAAATAAAGACTCGTCATATATCCCTATTATGTATAGCTTATCTTGTTTAGAATATAGTCCTTGTATAAGACCATACTTAAATGTACGCAACGGCATATTCTCAGCTATTGTTAAGCGTTTAATTAGTGTGCGCATTAGCGAAGTCTTGCCGGTTGCAGGCTCACCACCTATTGCTATTATTCTGTTAGCCATTTCTTGTCGTATGTTTCTTTTCTAAATTGCCAAAGGACAGACCAATCAACGCCGTATGGTACTAGCGTTTCCATTTTCTCGATCTCCTTCCTCATACGTTCAATATAATACCCGACATATCTTTTGCCTAGTCTGTATTTCTTGTATGCACATAGCGTAGTTTCTATGTTCCAAATGTTCTTGTGTTCTACGTCTGAAGATTGTATTAGGTTTTTTAGTTCGCTAAACTCATATTGTAGGTACTGAATAGCACGTTTGCTTATTGTTTTCTTTTTGCCGTGTGTGTCTAACTCCGGTCTGTTCAAGTAGTACACTAGACCATTACGACAGCTTTCTGCATTCTTTAGGTCTAGTATTGTAGGCTCGAAGTCATAGCCGGTTAGTACGTTTATCATTTCCAGGTATATGAACATTGTAAATCTTCCGAAGTTTCTTATTTGTGAAAGATCCTGGAAGCAATTGTCATAGGTGTTTTGTCTTGTTGGTTGTTTTAGGGAAGCGAAATAGTCAGCTTGTGTGCGTCCGTTCATTAAGTTCCTATAACTTTCAAACGTTTCTACAAATTTGTCTTGCGTCTTTACTCTGAGTCTGTCTGTTTGAAATAGCGTTTGGTGTTTGTGACTATCCCACCACCTACGTAACCTATTCACGTCCACGTTCTCGTAATCCGGAAACTCATTGTATATATAATATACATTTGTAGCTGAGTAGCACGTACCAAATAAGAACGCTAACCAATAACGCTGTTCTATATTCAATTCAAATCTGTCTGCCACATAGCGCAGGGCATCGTTGCTAGGATCTATGTCCTTAGCTTCTGAGGATTGAATATGATATGTTATGTAGTCCACCATATATTTTGTGCTACACCTTTCTTTGTTTGTGTGCTTCCTGCTTTAGTCATACCCATTCGCTCATAGAATGCATTTCCAGGTGTGTTGTCTTTATTGCATTTGAGCATTAAAGGTCTAGGAAGTCTTTTGAATAACGCTTTGCCTACGCCTTTTTGTTTGCTGTCAGCATCAACACCTATTTCGTATAAGACATAAGCGTTATATTTTTTAGAATATCCGTATCTCATAAAGCCTGCATTGTCTATTATTAGATACTTAGTGTTATTCTTTCCTGAGATATAATCGTCCCAAGCCCAGAACAAATTGAAACTTCCTAGCTCTTGAGGGTATTGCTTGTGTATCTTCTTTATGAAGTCAGCATCATCTTTATTTGCTTTTCTAACTTTCATAAATTGTATAAGGTTTTACCTCTACCGGATTAAGAGTAGAGTCTGCTCTTTTGAATATATCTTTAGTCGAAGCAAAATAAACGCCGTCTTTGTACTCGCAAGTCCACAAAGGTCGATTGGTATTCCGGATTGCTAAAAGCTCGTTAGAAGCCGTTAAAATAAGTCCTGCAAATGATCCTGTAGTATTCTCTACGAATGACTTTAGCTTTTCTTTATCTGAGCCACAGGTCTGTAGTACAATTTCACCATCGTTCTCAGTTCTCATTTGTATTCCGTAAGCTGTTTCCATTTCTTCTTTTGTGCGCATATCTATTACGCCGTTAAATGCTAGTGCTATTTTGCCGTCTGTAATAGGTTGATTGTTCTTGTGATCTTTGTAGTCACCGCTTGTAGAATATCTATTATGAAAAATGAGCTTATTTACTTTTGGTA